CATGCCGAAGCTAAAGAAGATGAGAGATAATATATCTGAAGCTTGTAAGAAAGGTACTCTTCCTGCCCTTGATGGTAGGTTGTTACACATTCGATCAGAACATGCAGCAGTTAATACCCTGTTGCAGGGTGCTGGTGCTATAATATGTAAGCAATGGCTTGTTCATATCATGGAGCGTGTACGTAGAGCAGGTATTGATGTTAAGTTAGTAGCATCCATACACGATGAGTATCAGTTTGAAGTGGCTAAGAAAGATGCTCAAAGATTTGGACAGATTACCAAAGATGCAATGCAGGATACTGAGAAGACACTTAAGGTTCGATGTCCTCTTGACTGTGAGTTTAAAATTGGAACTACATGGAGTGATACACACTAATGCAACATCAACAAGAACTATTTAATGATATAAGATCTATTGATAAATCTAAAAATACAAAAGTTTGTATTAAATGTAGTGAGGAAAAACCTCTTGAAAGCTTTATAACTTTAGGGAGAAGAGATCTTAAAAACAACCATGTAAGAATGAATATATGTAAAAAATGTGAGCGTAAAAAACATAAACAAGTAGCTGAGTTAAAAAAAACACATGTCTATCCTGATAAAAATTATAAATGTCCAATTTGTTTTAAGATACCTGAACAAATTATTCCAGAAACAAACGGAAAAACATCTCCATTTGTTTTAGATCACGATCATAAAACAGGAGCTTTTAAAGGATGGATATGTAATAAGTGTAATTCAGCATTAGGTTTCTTTGAAGATAATATTAATTATGTAAGAAGGGCATTAAATTATTTAGAAGAATACGAAGATAGATGCAGAAAGAAAACATACTTAATAGATAATAAGTAGTGTAGTACTTACGTAACTACTTATTATCTTATTATAGAGGAGAATAAATGGCACATAACAATCGTAAATTTGATAAACAATCCTACATGGCTAACGATGAGAGAGCTAAGAAAGCAATCGTAAGTTATCTTGTAGCTAATAAGTTCACAGACATTGAAGCTAAAGAAGATTTTTACTTTGATGTCTCAGCTAAAAAGGATAAGAATTATTTCTTTGAGGTTGAGATTAAAAACCAATGGGGAGATTACTGGCCTCATACATGGAAAGAAGTTCGCATTCCAGAAAGGAAGAGCAGACTAATGGAACGAAAGGAGAAAGATTACCCAGAACATGACTTATATTTTGTAGTATTTAATACTGATTGTACTCAAGCTTGGTTTATTAAAGACAGTAATGTAGATGATTCAAGTGTAGGTAGAATACAAAACTCTAAGCAACCTAAAGACTCACCGCACTTGAGAGAACCTTTCTTTCATATTCCTGTGGAAAAAGCTAAATTAATTCAGATTAGCTCTTGACCTATAGAATTATGTGTGGTATAATTACGTTACAATTTAATTTAAACTCATGTCACAACAGCGTGACGATAGACAAAGGAAAATAGAAATGAATGACCCAATATATATTACAGGTAAATGTCACTATGCTTCAATCATTGAGCCTAACACTAAGTTCGAGCCAGTGTGGTCAATACAAATTGAAGTAGATGATAACAATCGTTCAGTAATAGAAAGTGCTGGACTTCCTATCGCCAATAAAGGTGATGATCGTGGAGACTTTGTTACCATCAAGCGTAAAGTAGCACGTAAAGATGGAACATCAAGGCAAGGACCATTAGTAAAAGATTCTCAGAATAATAACTGGGATGGTAAGTTGATTGCTAATGGTAGTGTGGTCAATGTTAAGGCTGTACCGTTTGAGTGGAACTATGCTGGTAAGTCAGGAGTATCGGCTGATCTTGCAGCAGTTCAAGTAGTAGACTTTATAGAGTATACATCTGGTGCTGGTAATGACTTTGAAGTTGTTCCCGGTGGTTATGTAACAGAAAGCTCTGAAGAAATTCCTTTCGCCTCTTAATGTAAACTAAGGGAGACTTGGGGGTAGAGATTATTGGTTTGGTTTCTACCCCTATTTTTTTAACATGAAAAATATTGAAACATTAGTTGAAGATATATATGATATATTTTCTCTTGATCCGATTGAGATGGATGAGAAGGAAGTAGACAAGCACATAGATACTTTTGGTGAAATGCTAAAGATTCACATTAAAGATTTTATGTATGAGAAACCACGTACCAGAGGTAGTCTAAGACTATCAGCTATTGGTAAACCAGATCGACAACTTTGGTATGATGTCAATAGTAAAAAAGAAATTGAAGATCTCAAACCTAGTACAAGAATTAAATTTCTTTATGGTTATATCTTAGAAGAACTACTTTTACTATGTTCTTCCATTGCTGGTCATGAGGTTACAGAACAACAAAAGGAAGTAGATGTTGAAGGTGTTAAAGGCCATCAAGATTCTATGATAGATGGAGTTCTTGTTGACTGTAAGAGTGCATCAGGTTTTAGCTTTAAGAAGTTTAAGAATAATAACCTTCTTGAAGATGATCCTTTTGGATACATAGCACAGATCTCTGCTTATGCTCAAGCTAATCAGGCAGATAAGGCAGCATTCTTAGTGATAGATAAATCTAGTGGTGAGTTATGTCTTACTCCTGTACATTCTATGGAGATGATAAATGCAAAAGAAAGGGTTAAGTTTCTTAAAGGAATGGTTGGAAATGATCATGTGCCTGATAGGTGTTATGCTCCTGTTCCTGATGGGGAGTCTGGTAATCTCAAGCTTCCTATTGGCTGTATTTATTGTGGGCATAAGCGAGAGTGTTGGCAAGATGTTAATCATGGTCAAGGACTACGTGCTTTTAAATACTCCAGAGGACTTAGCTATCTTACAACGGTGGCTAAAGAACCTAAAGTCGAAGAGGTAATGAACTGGTAATGCATTGGACATATAAAGGTAAGCCTGATCTTACTAAGTTTGGTTTTGTCTACTGCATTACCAATACTAAAACTGGTCAAGCTTATATAGGATGTAAACAATACTTTAATTATAAGAAAGGAAAAAAGAAAGCTGAGTCTAATTGGAAATCTTATATGGGATCAAGCCAACACTTACTTGATGACATAAAGAAAGTAGGTAAAAAGAATTTTAAATTTGAAATGATAGCTGAGTTTAAAAACAAACGAAGCTTACGTTATTATGAGTGTTACTATCAGATGAAGTATAATGTTTTATGCAGCACTTTGGAGGGAACAGATGATCCTGCCTTCTATAATAATTATGTAGGTGGAAAGTTTTATAGACCAGTAGAAGAGTATCATGATCAATCCATTTGAATTAAGTACAGACGTATCAACAAATTCTTTATATGATTTAACAGATAAAGATGGAGAAAGATCTCTTTATATTGCAGTAATACTCCAAGCTTTATTGGATCTATCTAAACCTAAACTCAAGAGTGAGGATAGTTCTATTCAGCTTTATAGAGATCAAGCACACTCATGGATCTTTAAAGATGCTGGTGTAACTTGCCAAGACTTTGAAGAGATATGTCATTATGCTGATCTTGAACCTAGTGTAATAAGAAACTTTGCTTCTAATGTTATTAACTCAGAGGATACTACTAATGTCAGAAGAAAATTCCAAGCGTTGCTCTAAACCCTTAGACAAACAAGTCGGTGGTAGCCATTATAAAGATTGTGGTATACAGCCAGTAGAATATATACATGCAAATAAGCTTGACTACTTTGAAGGTAATGTGGTAAAATATATAACTCGACATAGAACAAAAGGACAAGGTAAAAAGGATATAGAAAAAGCTATACATTATGCACAGCTAATTCTACAACTAGAGTATAAATAAATATGTATGCTCCTTTAATTGATTCCTTATCTATAGGTAAAAGTAATATACATGGGTATGGAATATTTGCTATCAAAGATATTCCAAAGAATACCAAGTTAGGTTTGAGCCATATTAGAGTAGATGATCTTATGGTACGAACACCTCTTGGTGGATTTTATAATCATAGTAATAATCCTAACTGTGAAAAATATAGAGTAGGATTAGGGTGGTTTCTCAGAACAATAAAAGATATAATAAAAGGCGAAGAAATCACAGCAACATATACATTTTATAATATAGAGGAGAAAGGGAAATAATGTTTAAATCAAATCGTAACCCTCAGTTTAGATCTAAGTTCAGTGAAGATATATTTAATACTAAGTACGCTCATGAAGGTGCAGAAACCCTGCATGAGTTAGCTTGCACTCTAGTAGAGGATGTCTGCCAAGATAATTTAAATCGGGATGAGAAGGAAGAACTGATAGATCACATCTCTAATCTACGATTCCTTCCCGGTGGACGTTACCTCTACTATGCAGGGAGAGATAAGAAGTTCTTTAACAACTGCTACCTTCTTAAAGCAGAAGAAGATACAAGAGAAGATTGGGCTAACCTTTCTTGGAAGTCTGAGTCTTGTCTTATGACAGGTGGTGGTATTGGTGTAGACTATTCTGTATACAGGGCTGAAGGACAAACCCTGAAGGGAACTGGTGGTATAGCCAGTGGCCCTCTACCTAAGATGGAGATGATTAATTCCATTGGTCAGAAGGTTATGCAAGGTGGTAGCCGTAGGTCTGCTATCTATGCTTCTCTTAACTGGAAGCATGAAGATGTAACCAAGTTCTTAAAGATAAAGAACTGGTCTGATATGACAGTAGGTACAACAGGACAAACTCTATTTGATATTAAGCAAGATGATTTTAATTTCCCTGCTCCACTTGATATGACAAACATCAGTGTCAACTATGATACTGAGTGGTTACTTAACTATTGGGAAAAAGGAGAAATAGGAAATGTCTTTGAATCTAATTGTAAGCAAGCTCTTAAAACTGGAGAGCCGGGGTTCTCTTTTAACTTCTTTGAGAAAGAAAATGAAACACTTCGTAATGCTTGTACGGAGGTTACGAGTGAGAGCGATAGTGATGTGTGTAATTTGGGGAGCCTTAACTTTGCTCGTATTGATGACCTTAACCAGTTGCAGCAAGTCGTACAGCTTGCGACCAAGTTTCTACTCTGTGGAACCACAAGAGCAGAACTACCCTATGACAAAGTTTATACTGTTCGTCAGGAAAATAGACGTTTGGGATTGGGCCTCATGGGACTTCACGAGTGGCTCATACAACGTAATAACAGATATGAAGCTACCCCCGAATTACATAGGTGGTTTAAAGTATACGAAGCTGAAAGTGATAAAACCTCAAGAGACTTTTCAAAAATCTTATCAGTCTCTCAGCCCGTTGCCGTCAGAGCAGTTGCACCTACAGGGACAATAGGTATACTGGCTGGTACATCTACTGGTGTTGAACCTATCTTCTCTGTAGCCTATAAGCGTAGGTATCTGAAGAACAAGAGATGGCATTACCAATATGTAGTTGACAGTGCTGCCCAAGAAATGATTGATCTCTATGGTGTTAAGCCTGACAAGATTGAGTCAGCCCTTGATCTCTCCACAGACTATGAACGTAGACTGAGCTTCCAAGCTAACGTCCAAGAGTATGTGGACATGGCTATCTCTTCTACGATTAATCTGCCAGCATGGGGAACAGAAGACAACAATGAAGATAAGGTAGAAGGCTTTGCTCAGACCTTGGCTAAGTATGCTCATAGGTTACGTGGCTTTACCTGCTACCCTGATGGGTGTCGTGGTGGTCAACCTTTAACATCTGTTCCATACTCTGAAGCTATCGAGAAGTTAGGTGAAGAGTTTGAAGACAACATTCAAGCCCATGATATCTGTGAGATCAGTAACTCAGGTGGAGTGTGTGGAGTTTAACATGGCAAAGATAAAAAACAACAGAGGTAAGATGTCTCACTGTAATACAAAGAAAGAAAGAGATCCAGAATTAATTAAGCTATGGAAAAAAAAGCTTGCAAAGAAACAAAAAGTGTAGTATAATATAGTATGGAATGCCAATGGTGGGTTCCATACTATCTTGCTTTTAAAGGAGAAAACTATGAATTATACATTACACACTAAGTCTAGTGATCCATTTTCGTTGAGTGATTTTAGGGATTGGGTCATAGGATATG